GGTCTGGGGCAGAGCATCAATCTTCCCCATCTTCTTCCTCCTGCATCTTTGCTTCGATGTACTGGTTGCGGTTTAACAGAAGGTTTGCGTAGATAAAATTGCAGACCTCCATGTGTTCGGCGGAGTTTGGCTTTCTGTTTTTGAAGATTGCCTCGTACCCTTCGATGCCGAGCACCCGGGTGATAAAGCCTTTCGCCGTTTCATACAGTGCGCGGTTTGCGTCCTCCGCCTCCTGCATCCGGGCGATCATATCCCCGTTTTCCTGAGGCTGCATCATCTTTTCCCTTGCCTGCTGCAGCTCCTGATAATGCTGCATCAGGTTGGAAAAGCTGTCGATGACCGCCGATACCATCCCCACGTCAGTGATGTCTAAGTCAAACTCCATCCCACAGATTTTTACTGTGGGACGGGGTGCAAAGTGAAATTCATTCATTTTTTAACCCTCCGCTTTTGCCCAGGTGTATTTGCCCATTCCATCATTGGTGACAGTGCCCTTTTCCGACGCGCCGGTCTTGGTGATGCTGAAGCTGATATCCGCACGCATCTGAGCTTCACCGGATCCGTCGTTCTGGATAGACACCGTTGCCGGATATCTCTTTCCGTTTGGAGAACCTGCATCGATGACATCGTAGTACTCGATGATTTCGACATTTCTCTTGTCTAGATTCTCGAGCATCATGTCAAAGACCATATCCTGCACAGGGTCGCCCAGTTTGCGGTGACCGGTGAAGGTTCGGGTGATCTTCTGGGTGGCAGGCTCGGATTCCGGCGTACCTCTGCCGTCCATGTAGTAGTAATCTTCGCTTTCTTCCTCGATCTCGGTTTCGGTCGCAGCGATGCCGACGGTGATCGGCTTCCAGTCCTCTTCTTCCTTTGTGCCGAGATTCATGAGGTAAATTCGGTTATAGTTTTTCGGCGTCTTGAGTGCCACGCTCATCATCCTTTCTCATAAATCAAAATAAACTGCGCCTGATACAGTCCTTTCACGCCGTCCTCATCCTGAGAAAACAGCATCGCATTCGCTGCCCGCATCGATTCCGCAGACTTCCCGTCGCTAAGCTTCGGAAGATTCCTCTTTCTGGTCTGGATGTCCAGCCAGTCCGAAAACTTCTCAAAGAAACCGGTCGCTTCGATGCGCTCCCGGTCGGAGTTGGTGTAGGTGCGAAAGTACAGTGCAAAATTATGCTGACAGACCGCCGAGCCATCCATATAGGTGGAGATTGGCTCTCCTTCTCCGTAGTCAGCGATACCGTAGTTGTCCGGTTCTGAATCGGTGTAGTCAGTATAGATGGCTGCCATCTCTGAAAGATACGGACAGGTGGAGATAAATTCGGTCACACTCTCGATGATGCTCATACTGATTTACCACCTGCTTCCTTTGCAACCAGTTTACTGATTTCCTGTTTTTTCTCTTCCCACATTCTCGGAATCCACATTGCTCCCCGCTTTCCTCCGCCGCCATAATGCAAGCTTTTGTTTGTGACCTTCTTCGGCGGTCTGCCGACCATGACTTTGCCGAAGTATACATACCTTGAATACGGCTGTACGTAGGTGATGTGGTCTTTTCCGACCTGTGCGGTGCGGATGAGCGTTTTGGAACGCATCGGGGTGTAAGGTTCTGCCTGCTTGTAAATCTCATTGGTGAGCACCTGCTGCACCCTTCCTCCCGGCTGCAATCCTCTGGACTGGATGAGCTTGGAGAGCGCACCTGTGTCGACCTTAACTGTCATCGGCATGTTAGAACCCTCCAATCCGGATGTGCGGGAGGAGCTTTCCGAGGAAAGTTCCTTGGAAGTTTCCTCTATTATCCGACACTGCATTGATTGTGATGACTGCATCGCAGCTTTTCTCGAGCCATGTCGGTAGGGTATCGTCATCGGGTGCGCTCCAAATCTCGCCCAGCACAATCTTATCTTTTGGCGATACCGTCCACATTCCAATTTGATTTTGGAGGAAAAAACGGCGGGAAACAAAGGCTTTTCCCTGTGTATCTGCACCGACTGGGATGCGGATGATGCAGGTTTCGCTTGTCTGCATTCCTTCTTTACCTGTTTGAGCTGCGTGCGAGTACTGCCATGACACGCCTTTTATGACAGTGCCTGCCCAGCGTTCCCTGCGGTCGGCATCGATGTAGCGGTTGAAAATAGTAATCGTCCTGTTTGCGCCTAACATCTTCCCACCCCTCGATACAAAAGTCCTGTGCCGGACAGATACCGGCGGGCAACGTTTAAGACACGCTGCTCCGCCGTCTGCTGGCTGTTTGGGTTTGCGTAGCTTTCGCTGTATCCGTCGTTGGATGCGCTGACAATGCCGCCGCCTTTGGTTTCGTTGACAAAGACCACCTCCGCGATGGCGCAGCAGGCTTTCTTGATCTTCTCGGAATACGGTCCGTTTCCGTCTGCTTTTCCGTCGGTCAGGTAGTCAATCCAATCCGCGGCACGCTCTGCAAAGGATGCAAATTCCTGTTCGGACAGCTGATTGCCGCGGAAGGTGTCAACATAATATGCGTAATCGGCGTATGCCATTGTCTATACCTCGTGCTCTTCCGGTGTTTTTTCCTCTTCCTGCTGTTCTTCCTCCGGCGGATGTTTTAACTGGACATGACTTTCCAGTTCTTTTTTTGTTTTAAAACGTTCTCCACATTTCGGGCAACGATATTTGTGTGGCTCTAATTTCAAACCGACTGTTCTCATATTAAATCCTCCTTAACCTGCTGTTTTGTGGTGCAGATAGATGCCTTTTACCTTGTTTTCGTATACATCCGCAAGACCGTAGGCACGGAACATGAATCTCCAGGAATCGTTGGTCTGGTTTTCTTCTGGAGAGATGATCTTGTTGACGGTATGTTTTGGATACTGGAGAACTGCCGGTTTATGGATGACCATAAAGTTGATGTTCTTGCCTGCCGAATTCTTTTCGTATCCGCCCACTTCCTGACCATCTTCACCGGATTTCAGGTCGATCTTGGTGTAGAAACGGGTCTGTGGAACCAGGATGACCTTCTCAAAACGAGCCATTACATTGGTCGATTTGGTCTTGTCCACATCCTCCACCATGCCGTACAGGGTCGGTGTGATGAAAAGGTAACGCTGGGTGTCCGCTACCTCCGCTTCATCCATTGTGTTTGTCGCTGCTCTGAGTGCCGCAATGACTGCCGCGCCATCCTCAAGCGCAGCTTCCACGCTGCTGATACCGCTTACCGAAGCATAGGTCGCAAAGCGGAATGCATCCAGCTCCGGCGCTGTCTTGGTGCGGATAAACTCGGAAGCCAGCTTGCCGAATGCGATTCCTGCGGTCTCCTCGTTGTCCATGTTGTCCACGTTGAACGCACGGCCGCGGTCATAGTTAAACTTCACCGTTTCGTTGGTGAGGGTCACATCGCCATTCGGATAACCCTTTGCGCGGTCATAGTTTCCCAGACCCTGCATATCGATCTTCGGGACGATAATCTCATTCGCATTCGCTCCTGCCTGTACCAGTGCAGGGTCGCCGTCCAGTTCGTTGGTCTTGGCGGATACCTTGTACACTTCATCCAGCAGCGCGATGTACTTTTTAAACAACGTGATACTGTTTGCCATACTGTTTCATCCTTTCTTTATTTTACAGGCGCAAGTCCCATCACGGCGCGCGCATCATTGTCGTTCATCTGCTGGAAGGACTGACTCTGTGTGGTAAACTGTACCGTTGGTGCGGCACTGCCAAACAGCATCTTGCTGTCCTCCGCTTGTTTGAGCGTTTGGAGCTGCGCATCCAGTCCGATGATGTCGTCTTTATCCTGATTGTATTTGAGCGCGTCCATGTCCAGCAGCGCCTTGACTGCTTTCGGGTTGCGTGCCTGTGCCTGAGCAAGTTTTTTATCCAGCGCGAAACCGAATTTCAGCTGCTCGATTTTTTCCGCGCTGTCCTTCGCGGCCTGGTTATATTTCTCTTCCCATTGTGCCGCCTTCTGTTTAACCCCCTCGATGTCCAGCTCCTTAAAGCCGGCAATCTGCTGGTTTGCTTCGGAAAGCTGTCCCTTTACCTCTTCCAGCTCGGTTTTCAGTTCTTCCAGCTCGTGGGATTCTTTGTAACTTTTCGCAAACTCGGTTTCGAGTCCCTGCTTTTTCTCTTCCGGCACTTCGATGCCGTGCTTTGCCAGTAATTCAAACAAACTCATTATGTTTTGCTCCTTTCATATCGTTTTGCGCCTGCGGTAGACTTCGCGGACAGGCTGCGGTCAAAACCGTACTCCTGCGCACGCTCGTTTTGCTCGATCAGCCCCGCCGCTTTGGAGAACTGCCGGTACAGATTCCTTTGCAGTTTAAGCCTTGCCGACAGAGCGTCAAACTCCGCCTGAATGGCTTCCCGGCTTTCCTCCGGGCAGTTTTTGAGCACCTGATCCCAGGCGATCAGCTCACGCTTCGTTTTTCTCATTGCCCGCTCGATCTTTCGCTGCTGCTGGGTGGCGGCGTAGGCGTCATAGGTTTTCCCCTCAAACACAAAAGGAGCGGGGTCGATCTTGTTCAGATCTTCCCTGCTCCATGTATAGGGGGCGTCTTTATCCGGCACGGGATGGATGTCGTGCCGTCATCCGTAGTCGTTTAGCTCCCCATGTGTCAGTTCCTGCTCGGTGGGGTAGTGGGTGCCGGTGGTGTCAAATCGCTTTCCCTGCCATTTCTGGTGGGTGGGACGTGCACCGGAATGGGCGGAGATCTCCCAGATGGTGACACCCATCTCCTCGCCGCGCATCCGTGAAGTTTCCCTTGCGGTGTCCTTGATTCCGGACAGCACCGCCCGCCGCACCGCTACATCCATGCGGTTTGTGTGCCCGCTCGCATAGTCCACCACCCGCAGGCCGCCGCCCGCCATCTCCGCCACCGCTTTTCGGATTGCCGACACCACATCCAGCTCACCGGACTGCGCCTGCATCAGCGCAAAGTCAAGTGTGTTCTGATAGTACTGCGCAATCGGCTGGAAGATGAGCCTGTCCCCCACCCGCTTTGCAAATCCCATGCTTTGGGTCAGGTTGTGAAGCTCTTCCCCCGTTCTGCGGCGGGACGCCTTGATAAAGTTGTCGAGCTGTTCGCTCTCGCTGTCCGGCGGTTCCATGCCTGCGGCTTCATAGATGGGATTGTCATACTTGACCGCCTCCCCCATCGCATCGTCAAACAGTGTCATGATCTCCGCTTCACTGCGCCCGGTGATTCTTGCCACCTCAGCCTGTATCTTGTCGATGTTCAGTCCCCAGCTTTGCGCCTGCTGCAACTGGTGGAGAGCGGTCTGGGTTGCTACTTTTCCCACCGAGGTGGTGAGCCTGCGCACAAGGTCAGCTATGATAAAGTCTTCCAGCTTCTGATAGAGGTTTACGATTCTATCCGGCGCTCTGGCAAGATATTGCGGTGTCAGCATTAAACCATCCCTCCATCATCGACCAACCTGCTCATCTCCCCGAGCATCCCTCTTGCTTCTTCTTCCGACACCTCAAAGTACCACGCAAGCAGCAGCTCCGGCTTCATGCCGATGCTCACCAGCTGCATCCGGCGGCTGAACTCGGTCGCGGTATCTTCAAAGATGCTGTCCCCAAACGATACCGTCAGTTCGTAACTGCCCGATGGTGCCAACTGATAAAGCGTTGCCATCACGTCCATCGCTTCGATCAGCTGTTCTAGTGCTGCCTTGCTCTGCCGCTGGATGTCGCTGACGGTGTAATAGGTGTTCCTGTCCTCGCTGATGACCTGTGTGGCAGTCACTGCTCCGGTCTGCACATCCAGCGAGTATGTTCCGGAGGAAACACCGGTCTGCGCTTCATAGATCCGCAGCAGCTGATTCATACCGTCCTGATATGCCTGCTGTCTGATCTCCGGCGTGTAGTCCTCAAACATTTTATTCGGGTCGTTGCCAAAGTCCAGCGCCTTGTAATAGTCGCTTGCATCGCTGTCCACCGGAATAATGCAGGAACCATCATCCCTTACCTTTAACGCTTCTTCTGCAATTATCATCTTGCGCCGTCCAGAATTGAACTCAAAGCAATAGTCGGAATACATATAGTCAATATCCCTTAAAGTATCCATCGCGTTTGCATACATCGACACCGGCAGCTTTGAGCCGTCCACCGTATTGGCAAACGGCATTCGCAGCGCCGAAAACAGCGGCTTGCTGATTCCTTCGATTGCAACGACCGGCTCAATTTCTGCCCACGGTGCAAAGTCGCTCAAACTGATCTGCGTTCCTAAGTTTTCCGCACTCCTGCTTTTGTATGCGGTGTTGCCGATGTGGTACACCCCATCCACAAAGTAGTGGCGTTCCAGTCTGGTGTAGACATACCCGCCGCCGCTTCTCTGGTCAATAAACACAGCTTCCCTAATGTCTCCTGTCGGTTCGATAGTCAGTGGATAAAACCGATCCGCCCGCACAAAATCGACCGCAATCCCACCGCCGTACAGATACGGCTTTAAGGCGATGCAGCCTCCTGCGATTGCTTCCTCAGTCCTCGCGATGATCTGCGGGAGGACGTAGCGGTCGACCTGCTGCTGCAAAAAGTCCGCCCGCGCCGAACCTTCCACCTTAAAATGAAGCTCTGCATTGACCAGTCTGGCGAGATACAAGGATGAGGTGGACGCAAGGTTGATTGTTCTAGGGTGCTTGCGGCTGAGCCACCCCGGACTCCCTGCAAAGGCATCCATCCACTGTTTTAATGCGTTTGTCATCTCATCAGATGCCGCCGGTTCTACCTGTACCGCCTGCTTAATCACATCTTTTCCGAACATCCTGCTAAACCACCTCCTTACACTCTGCCATGCTTCTTTTATCATCCTTCCCACCTCCCTATCGGAGCTTTCTTCTCATCGTCTGACAAAAATACCGCATCTGGTCCATGCTGTGGTCATTTTCCTTGATGACGGCATCCTGCCCTGCCTTTTCGTCCCAGCGATACGCCCCGAACTCTTTGATGGTACTGACGCAGCTCTCATGGATTTTTAACCTGCCCTGCGCAATCAATGTTCCGGTAAAACGAATCCCATCCAGCACCGAGTTGTCAGCATCGCTGATATGGAATTTTCCATGCCTGCGGATGCACTCTTTGAAGCTCGCCGCGCTGGGGTCGATGATGACACGCTGAATCGGCGTACCACCGACAAAGGCGACAAGGTCCTGATAATATTCCTCGTCGGTCTTCTGCCTGCGCTCTTTGCGGCTGTCGTGATAGTATTCTCTTTCCATGAAGACCTTCCCGTTGTGCAGCCGCCACAGTCCCATCGCGGTCGGGTTGATGGTTCCATAGTCCATTGACACATAATAAGTCCCCTCTGTACCGTGTTCGGAGAATATGTGCTTCTCACTACTGAACATCGGATAGACAAGCCCTTCGGCTCTGGTCCACAGCCCGAGGATGTAGCGGTCATAAAACACCGTCCCTGCATATTCCCGTTTCAGGTTCTCCTTAAACGCTTCCGGCAGAAAAGGATTGTCGTCGATGGTATAGGTCTGACTGAAGATATCGGCATCACTGTCCAGAAACTGCTTGAGCCAGTGGTCGGGATGCTGCGGGTTGAACGTCCCGTCAAAGCAGGAATAATCCTTGTCCAGTCGGCTTTTCAGAAGTGTGAACACATCCTCCGACCAGTCCGCTACCTCATCGCCGTAGCAGTACTTGAAGGAAGCGCCTCGAAGCTTTGATACCTGAGATATCTTTTCCGCGCCCAGACAGTAGCATTTTTCGCCGAATATCCACGCGGTATTGTCGCTGGAGATCGTGCCGACCAGCTCATCGCCGTAGATGTTGCGCATCGGCTCGAGCACATTTCGCTCGATGGTGGACTTGGTGACGCCGAGGATGACCGACAAGCCATCCATTCCGACCCGCTCCCGAATCCGCATGGGGATGATCCACTTAAAATCAAGATAGGTTTTGCCTGAACGGGTCGCCCCGCCCTTAAAGTTCCACCGGTGATTGGCACACCGCACAAACTCAATCTGTTTCGGACTTAACAGCATCTCGAAACTCCTTTAATAATCCGTCCAGCCGCTCCATTGCATCCTGTGAGCGATCACCCGCGGCATATCGCTTCATCAGACTGTCGCCCGCTTTGAGCCGATCAGACAGGGAAGCATCCAGTCCGAACTGGTCCTTTACCTCTCCGCGCATGACAGCGGAATAAAACCGCAGCACTTCGTTTGAGTCTGCGATCAACGCTTTGTCCATCTCTGCGCGGCGTTTGGCAATATATTCGGAAATCACAGGTTTTAACAAGTTTTCAGCCCCAATCTGCTGAGCCGAGTTCTTGCTGTACCCCGCAAGCCTTGCCGCCTCCGCTGCATTTCCGGTTTGCAGGTAATATTCGCAGAAATCCTTTTGTTTTGGTGTTAGCTTCATCCGCTTTCACCTCTCAAGAGTTCTGCCAGTTTTTGTACAACCTCAGAAATGCGGTAACTTTCCAGCAGCTTTTCATTTTTTATTTTATTCCCATGCTGCCTTGGCACAGTTAGCACATATTTTGTTATCATTCGCTTGCTTTGTTCTGAATAGGACTGAAACTGGTTGATTTTGGCCTTGACACCCTTACAAAGAAGGGCAGTCTGCAATTTGTACATCAGTCTTTTGAGGTTCATAAAAATGCCCTTCTTTCTTATTGCTTTTTTCAAGTTTAAACATAAAAACAGGCATGAAAAAAGCCGGTCTTTCCAAAAGAAATCCGGCTAAAAAATATAAAACAACCGCATAATTAAGCGATTTTTTTACTAAAAACATATTGACATACTGCTACCAGTATGCTATAATATAATCAATGAAGGGAGGTGAACAAAATGGAAAGCAAAATAAAAGAGCTCATCAAGCTGGTAGCACAACTCGAAGAGCTCACGATAAGAATTATCAGCTTGGCCGGCTGGATTTTAATTCTTATCAAACTTTTCCGTTAAGGGTTGGGGTGCAAGCCCCCTCCCTTTACCTTAAGTATACCAAACCGCTTTCCAAAATGCAATCATGAAAAAAGATATTTTTAAACTTGTAATTGAATTGCTGACTCTTGCAGGACTTTTATTCTTCCTGTATTTCATGATCTGTTCCATCTTTTAGGAGGTGCTCTATGGGAAAAACATCTACTCAGGTCAAGCAGCGATATTTGGACAAAGCCTATTCTCAAATCGCTGTGCGCCTACAAAAAGACCTTGTTGCTCAATGGGAGGAGGCTATCAAGACTGACGGTATCAGCAAGGCGGAGTTTATCCGTCGGGCGATCACGCAATATCTTGAAAGCAGATCCTCTTCTGCAAAATAAGGCACACAAAAGCCGCTTGTCCTTTCGGGCAGGCGGCTTTTTGCGTTTTAAGGAGAGTTCAAAAGGAGGCGTTCCTGTCTAATTCCACTATAATTGTATCACTGTTTTTATGTGGCTTTCAATGGCCTGTTCGCTGATTTGGTTTAATGCTTTCCTGTGCAGACGAAGCACCCAGCGATAATTAAAATCCATCCGCACTGCGATTTCCTCCCAGCGCATCCCATTTATGTATCGATAAGATATGAGCTGGCGCAGCTTGATATCGTCTAGGGATTCCAGTAATTTTTTAATATTCTCCTGAACCATTATTGCCTGATGGAGTTTTTGATTGAGCTTGTCTGTCAGCTCCGCTACCTCGACCGCTGCTGTCTGAACCTTATCACTCCCGCCACCATGCGGCATATCGCTGTATGATGGGCTGATTCTTGTTGCTAAGTCCTGCCAGCGTTGCAGCTCTTTGGTTATCTGGTCAATCTCGATGTGCATAATCCGATATTGATTCAGGTATCTGCATTTCTCTTTGTTGTCCACCGTTCCCACTCCCTCTCATTGCCTGATGTTCTCTCACCAGCTTATCTACAACCTTCCCTATCTCTTTGTATCCTGCAAGCCGTGCATACTCATAAAGATGATAGGCGGTCTGGGCAGTAATCAAAATGGACAGGCGGCGAAGGTTTTTGTTTTTCATGCTTAATCCTCCTTCAATCCGCGCCATTCCCAATTATCGTTTGTTCCGCACGGTTCTTTCGCTTTGCAGTTTGGTGCATTAAACCACTTACAACATGAACAACAATGTCCAAATATACGCAAGTCATTGACTGCCGCATCCTTCTCCCTCTCTGACTTTTCTGCTCTAGATTCGGCTTCCTCAGCTTGCTCGAAAAGGTTGACAATAGCTTCAGCTGCTGTCCGAAGCAAATCAACATTGTTAATTCGTCCACCAACCTCTTCTGCAATCATTGCAGAAAATTTTAAGCTGTTTGCTAATTCATGATAATTCATGCTTATTCTCCCCTCAATG